GCATGGTATGTATCTCAGTTGAAGAAGGGAGATCTCAAGTCTGCTGATATCACTGGTGACGGTACTGGTGTAATTCGGTCAGGAGTTGTGGGTATGATTGACAGGACCCTCGTGATCCAGTCCAATCTACTCAAACATGTAACGGATACTGTAGAGTGTTTCTACTGCATGGCAGGAACTAAAGAGGCTCTCACCTTTGCAAGTCAGCTTGTAAAGACTGAGTCCCTTCGTATTCCAGATAGCTTTGGAACATACATGCGTGGCCTTGCAGTCTACGGTCGTGCAGTAGTTCAACCAACAGCCCTTGTAGCACTCTACGCTACTAAAGGTTAATTAACCAAACAAACCCCCTGTAGCCCTATAGCGTCTATAGGGGGTTTTTTATTTACATTAGAGGTACACATGATTCCAAGTATCTACGTAATCCAGAAATCTTCTGGTCAACTTTATTGTGTAACTGTAAAACATTATGAGGAATATAAACATTGGTACGATGTTGCAGATCTTCAGACCCCTGTAGAACCTGCAGTCGAAGAAGAGACTCCTGCAGGTGGTGTAGACATCGAGATGGTAGTAGAAAACAAACAAGTTAAAACAAGGAAGCCAAGAGGTAAATAATGCAATACTTACAGATGGCTCAAAAAGTCAGACAACTTGTAGGAATGCAAGGAACTGGTCCAACCTCTGTAGATGCTACTGGTGCTGATGCCGTCTTTCTTACAGTAGTAAGAGATGCATGGACTGATATTCAGAATAGAAGAAAAGACTGGAAGTGGATGAGAGATACTATAACTTTTCAGACTGTAGTGGGCACTTCCACATATACCCCTGCTGTAATATTTGGACCAGTTAATAGATTTAAGAGTTGGTACAAGGAGTCGATGTATATTACTAAAGATAGCAAAAAGCACTGGACTCCTTTTGTTGAATATGATTACTACGACTATAAACATATTAATGATTCTGTTAATACTCCCCCTTCAGAGTTTTCTATACGTCCTAAAGACTATGCACTCTGTATCTCAAAACCTGATCTTATCTATCCAGTTCAAATAGATTATAAGAAATCAAATCAAACTTTGTCATTAGCTACAGATACTCCAGAGATGCCATCAGATTATCATAACTTAATTGTATATGAAGCTATAGCTAGATATGCTATCTCAATAGCTATTGGGCACGTTTATCAAGAGTATTCACAAAAAGCTGCAGAACTTTGGGGAGATCTTTTAAGAGAGCAGAATCCTAGAACTCTTTTTAAAGTTAGAGGGATTGCATGAATGCAAAACAAATACGAGTGCAAGAACCCACTACTGAAGTAATTATCCTAGATGGAGGTTTAAACGAGGCAGTATCTTCTATTGAAATGAAGTCTGGGGAATTAATTCTTAGTAAAAACTATTATATTACTGAGGGTTCTACAGGTGGATATGCCTCTGTAAGGGGGTATGAAAGGCACGATGGTCAACCTAAACCATCTGGAATAGCAGCTACAGAGTCAGACTATGCAGCTAGAGAAGCTGCAAGAGCTCTAATTGCTGTAGTTCCTGGAGTTGGTACTGTTAATGGCCTCTATGTTTTTAAAAACAAACTCTATGCAATTAGGAATAAAGCCGGTGGATTATCTGCAGGACTTTATGTAGAATCAGGAGCTAGTTGGACAGAAATAGACACATCAGCTACACCATTATCACCAGGAGGAAGGTACACCTTTATAACTTATAACTTCTCTGGTGCTTCTGCAGGAGAAGCAATGTATTGGGCTAGTGGTGTTGACAAAGCTGGCTACTATAATGGTACTACTTTTGGTAAAATAACAACAGGAATGACAACAGATACTCCTGAGTTCTTAGAAGCACACAATGATAGGCTTTGGTTATCTTTCACTGGAGGTTCCTTACAGTATTCTACTGTTGGAGATCCATTAGATTGGGCTACAAGTGCTGGAGAAATAGGAGTAGGGTACAATATAACAGCTCTATCTGAAACTGTTGGGAATATTTTAGTTGTATTTGGGCAGACACAGATAAAACTTTTAGAGGGATCTGGTACACTTGACTGGGTTCTTAATTCTTACTCTGATGTAGTGGGGGCTTATAAATATACAGTAGAGAAACTATTCGATACACTTATCTTTATGAGTGATATGGGCGTAACTACTCTATCTGCAGCCCAAGAGTTTGGAGACTTTGCTTCTAATTCTATATCCGAGAAAATAAAGAAGTCTCTATTTGCTTATAAGAATAACATTACATGCTCTGCTGTTATTCGCTCTTTAAATCAATATAGATTGTATTTCAATGATGGGAAAGGGCTTGTCTTCTCTTTCTTCAATAAGAAACTTCGTGGTATAACCCTTATAGAATTCACTAATCCCGTATCCATAACGACAGAAGGTAGAGACTCTAGTGGAAATCCAATTAATTTCTTTTCATCTTCTTCTGGATATGCCTACGAAGACCACATAGGAACTTCTTTTGATGGTGTTGCTATTACTTATAGATTGTCAACTTCCTATTATCATTATAAGTCTCCTAGATATTTAAAGAGATTCCTTAGAGTAACATTTGAGATAGCATCTGTTGATCCTATAATTTTCTCTATTAGACCATCTTTTGATTATGCTATTACAACATACCCAAAAGGCTCTGAAAGAGAGTTTAGTGTTATAGGAGCAGGTAGTGTTTGGGGAGATGATTTGTGGGGTACAATGACTTGGGCAGGTGCTGAAGGTGCTAATAGGATCTTTTATGATCTACAGGGTATAGGTGCAAATATGAATATTACTTTACAATATAGTTCTAAGTTTTCAAGGCAGCATATCCTACAGAATTTGATAACTGACTTTATTGTAATTGGGAGGCAAATGTGATACATGGCAAGCACATATTATGATAGTTCAGGTAAATCAGTAATTGATGGTGATATTGCATATGCTGCTGATCTAAATGATATCAACAGTGCAGTTGATACAGCATTACAGCAAGTAGAGTCTGATATCGCTGCTATCACAGTTAATCAACCGTATTACTCTATTCTTGCTCAGAAGTGGGCAGAAGAAGTAGAAGATACTCCAGTAACTGTAGGGCATTATAGCGCACTACACTGGGCTGCTAAGGCTGAAGATCAGGCTATCCTTGCAGATGCTGATAGGGTACAGACAGGATTAGACAGAACCCAGACAGGATTAGATAGAGCAGCTACGGGGCAAGATAAGATAGCCACAGCAGCTGATAGGGTTCAAACAGGATTAGACAGAGTAGCCACAGCAGCTGATGCAGCTCAGACAGCACTAGATGCTATAGCTACAGCAGCCGATGTTGTAACTACTACAGCGCTAGCAGCGCTGATACCAACACCAGCTTCTGGAGATGAGGGTAAGTACATAAAGGTAGCTAATCCGTTTGGTGGTGGGTACGAACTCGGAACCTTAAATCTTACTGGATATGCACCGCTAGCTTCTCCTACATTTACTGGAGTTCCTGCTGCTCCTACTGCTGCAGCAACTACAAATACAACACAAGTAGCAACTACAGCTTTTGCACAAGCTGCTATAGCTGCTGATAATATAAAGATATTGCATGTAGCTGATGAAAAATCTGAAGGAACTAATGGGGGTACGTCTTCCGCTGGAATGAATACCAGAGTCCTTCAAACTGTCATTGGTACTAATAATATTACAGGGGCAAGTTTAGGATCAAATCAGATAACTCTACCTGCAGGTACTTTCCATATTAGTGCTTCCGCTTTCGCAATTAAAGGTGGAACACATAAGCTAAGGTTGTACAATACTACAACTGCTGCATATATTGGAGAAGGTACAAGTGAGATTAGTAATACTGCATATTCTAACTCAGTTAAATCCTTTTTAAACATTATTGTAACTTTTGCATCTCCACAAGTTCTTGAGCTAAGACATTATATTAGTTCTGGACTTGCAAGTACTGGTCTCGGCGCCGCTGTTGGATCAGGGGTTGAAAGATATGCTGAAGTTATTATAAGGGAGTTATGATTATGAAAGTTTGGTATAAAAATATAGGAGATACAAAGCCTACTATAATACTCCCAGAAGGATACGATAGACCAGATGAGTTATACTTTTCTTCTGATGTAGATCAGAATGTGGATAAGTATATCATAGTATGGACTGGAAGTATTCCTAGTTTATCTCTTGATCCTACATTCTCTACTAGAAAATTAGAAAGAGATCAAGATATTATGAAAGACGCTATAAAGGGTAAAGAGGCTCAGAAGAATTCTAGGAAGATTGAACATCCAAATATACCTGGAGCATTTTTTAATGTATCTGATAAAATAAATAGAATCTTGATGAGATCAGATGCTCTAGCAAATACAGACCCTCTTCCTACTAATGGCGGATGCTTTGATGATATTGATGAGAATCCAGTCCCAATGACTGTAGGGCAACTAAAGAAGCTAAGGAATGCTATTATAGATAGAGAAGAGGATAACTATCTAGTTAGAAAGCAGCACATAAAAAA